AAGACGAATGTAGCCAACTACGTCTTGAAGAAATATATCACAGATGATAGTCAGATCAGAGAAGGCCTGAAAACACAGGATGATGATGATTAACCAGATAAAACAGATGATCATTTTCTCTCAAAAAGTAAAATAACGAGGTTTTTATTATACTTTTCATCGAAAAATCTAAAAATTTTCCCGAATTTCTTTGGAGGTTCGGGATTTTTTTGTACCTTTGCCAACGGTTAAAGAACGATGGTAGTCCATCCGTCAGGGCGCACGTCAGACGCTCAGCTTGATAAGCCGGGCATTTTTTATGCCATCAGAGTAGTTACTCGTAACATACTTCTACGGCTGCCTTCTCGTGAACAATTTGCCCTCGGGTGAGTCATCGTTCTTTAACCAACGGGAGGTGCAGCCGTTTCTCTGTCTCCTCGCCAGTGGGGTTCGCTGGCATTGGTTAAAGAACGATGCAATATGCAACAGTTAACATTGCAGTTCGAGGGCTATGCCGACGAGATGCGGCAGCCGGTAGAGGTAAGCGCTACCACACAGCGCGTGATGAATCTAGTGTCCAAGGCTATGCCGAAGGTCATCCTCTTCTCTCAGGCAGCAGCTGCTGTCACATTCGGTTTCGGTTTGATGTTTCTGGCAGCAATCATAGGAGGGTAGGCATATGATACTGAGCGAGTACGAGGCCAAGCGTGCAGAGCTTGACCAGAAGATGAAGGAGATCGGTGAGCGCGAGGCTGAGCACAAGATGGAACTCTCCATCAAGTATCAGGCAGAGTGCAAGAAGATCCAGGCACAGATCGGCCAGCTGAAGAAAAAACAGAAGGAGGCCTTGAAGCAGTACCAGAATGACAAGATGTGGTTCCATCGCAAGTATCGGGATGAGAAACACGAGATCACTCAGAAGATGCACATGCTACGGATGGAGTACCTGACTGTAAACGGTATCAAGGAAGGAGGTGAAGTATGAGCATCATTAACATGAAGCCTGAGGCCGTGGAGCTGGTGAACCGGCTCTGCGACCCTGGCAACCTCGAAGAGAGAATCATTGCCATTGAAGGTGCAGAAGACCAGCTTCAGAAGATGGCATATGACCAGAGCGAACCGTTGATAGGCTATGACCTCTATGAGATAGCCTTTACTCTCAAGATCTACAGAAAGGAACTGCAGGAACTTAAAACACTTTTGGAAAATGGAAAAGCAGAAGGAAGATCTAGTCAGGAACCAGGTGATTGATGCCTACTTCAAGTTCCGCAGCAACCTACCTCAAGAGGGGTATGTTCAGCAGAACAGGTCAACCCAGGAGATCCTTGATGACCTGGCAGATATGATGTATCTTACATCTAACGATATCGTGGAATACTTAGTTCAACACGAGTATGCACCAACCACAGAGCAAGATGGTACCGTAAAGTGGGCCATCTGGAGAATCATTTAATCACTTAGATTGTTTTTTTATTCATTTCGGGCTGCCTGCAGAGATTGCACGCAGCCTGTTTTTGTAGTTTTATAATTATAAGGTTAACCTTAACTTTGCACTATGATTACATTGTACACCTCATTTCAGTCGAAGGAATTCTCCTGTCAGGTGCCCGATATCAGATTGGCGATATCGCTGACAAGAGTATTGCTAACCGTCACCGTCACAAAGTCTGGTGATCAGCAAGAGATATACAGCGAATACCTCTATCCTGACCGTAGTGGCGTTATCATCCTGAGTGACATGGATAAGCTCATAGAGTCTTACGCCAACAAATGGCTGACCTTCTCGCTGGGAGTGAACATCAGGGAGGAGAAAGTTACACGGGATAATTCTGGTAATGAGGTGATCAGCAATACCAGCGAGAGAAGTCTTTCGACGACTGTTGTCAGTTGTAAGGCGAACATCCTGAATATGACGGCCAGCAGCTGGTGTACTTCCCGTTTCCTGACACTCATGGACGGTACTAGGACTACCGCCATCGGATGGGTAGAGAGACTAAGCTACATAGGCAGCGATACACCGACATGTACAGCGTACTATGTTGGTGGTAGTACCCTGAGCTGGCGTGTACCTGTTCTTTCGACAGGTGAGGTGACAGTCATCGACACGTCTTCTGAGAACTTCGTTTCTTCTGGCCGTGAGCTGCTTCGATATGTCATCGTGGCAGGTTCCAGGCACATGACCTATGAGGTGGACCTTGAAGCAGAGCCAGAGGTGGCTCCGGTGCTTCTCTTCTGGAACTCTTTCGGCGTCCAGGAACTGGCGTACTGCACAGGCGAGCTGAAGCAGGTTTCTTCCTTCGATCGCAAACAGGCTCGTATCGGAAGACTGAAAGAGACTTATGACTTGGAAGAGAAGGATATTTTCAAGGCTGACACGGGTATATTGACCTTCCCGATGGCGAACTGGTGGCGAGAGGTTCTGCGCTCCAAGGAGATATTCGTATGCAGCATCGTCCGTGGATCCGTGGACACTGACGGAAAACCCATCGTCATCACGTCTGAGAAGGCTGAACTGTCTAACGAGGCTGACCATCTTCCCCGCTTCACCTTCGAGTATGAGTATGCAGACCGCAATCACAACATCTTCGACGTGAGGGCAGAAGGCCGTATCTTCGATGATACATTTGACTATACATTTAACTAGATCGCGTGTTTGACTGGAGAATATGGAGCAGAAGAAACCAATTCACATGAAGGAGGGGCAGCAGCTGCTGGATATGGCCCGAGATACCAGGCAGAGAGTTTTTGTAACTGCATGGGACTCGCAGGGCAATATCATACATTACGACGGCTGGCTAGTCAGCAGCTCCAACTGGCGCGGTGGATGGCACCGGCTCATCAATCCCGTGAGCAGGGAAATCAGGACAATTCCTGACATCTTTATGTTTAACATTAACGGACATCCAATATATCTATGAAGAAAAATAGAAAGAACATGATGGTACCGGTTGGTACCAAAGGTGACTATGAGGTGTACCAGATCATGCAGGGATCGATTCAGGATTCCATCGCACTGGATGCGGAGATCTCAACTCATTACAAAAAGGATACTGATGGCATCTACGGCGCACAGGATGAGACGAACCTTGCCAAGATCACTATCGGAGGCAGGGACTATGAATATGTGCGTTTCGGTGATGATGACCAGGCTCCTTATAGGAATCAGGATCTCATCGAGCAGAACATGGTGATGAGCCAGTGTCAGCATTTCAACATCCTGACATGCTACGGTCAGGGCATCCGCTTCCTGGACCGTGAGACGGGTGAGATGACACAGGATCCGGAGATCAGACGCTTCTGCCTGACTAATTCCATTCATCGCCTATGGCTGAGAATGTCGAATGACATCAAGTACCACTTCTTCACGGTGATGGTCATACACCTCTCCCGTGACCATAAGCGTATCGTTCAGGTGAGGATGAGGAACGCCTGCGACTGTCGCTTCCCTCTTCGCAACAAGTACGGCTGCATGGAATATGTTATATGTGGCGACTTCAGGGATAACCATCATCATGGAGAATACGAGGTTATACCCCTTCTCGATGAGATAAACCCGCTGGACGATCTCCTGTACCGCATGGGACAGCAGCCGAGTATCTACACGGCAGAGAGATCAGATAAGCCACAGGACGGAAAGGAATGTAAGTTCGCCATCCTTTGCGTCGTGCCTACTCCTGGATACAGAATCTATCCTATACCTCCTTATACGTCGATATACAAGGATGCTTGGTATGACATCTATCGCCTCATAGGCATCGGCAAACGCTACATGATAAAGAATACTTCAGCGCCTCGTATTCAGGTAGAAGTACACCGTACCTATTGGGACAACGTCTGCCGTGAGGAGAATATAACCGATCCGAAGAAACGCATTGAGCGTATCAAGAAAGAGAGAGAGGATATCACTAACTTCTGTACGAAACCGGAGAATGCAGGAAAGGCATGGATTACGTCGTACGACACCACTCCAGAAGGGAAGGAGAAACGCATGGTCCGCGTGTACAACCTCAATGAGGGCAATAAGAAGGAAGGCGGTGACTGGAGCGACGACATGCAGGAGGCATCCAACAGCCTGTGCTTCGCCATGGGCGTACACCCGAACATGGTGGGTGCCGTTCCTGGTAAGGCCCAGATGAATAACTCCGGCTCAGACAAGCGTGAGCTGTTCACACTGAAGCAGGCCATAGAGAAAGCCTTCCATGATGTGATGGAGGTGCCTTTCCATGTGATTTCGTACTTCAACAGCTGGCAGGACAGGTTCACTTTGGATGTACCTATGATACAGCTGACCACTCTGGATGAGAATAAAGACGCTAAAGAGACAACTGTTAACGCTGATAACAATGGAGATCAATCTGAAAATAACTAAAGAGTCCTTCGAACAGGCGGTGCCTGTGGCAAGGGAGCCGAAAGGAAATATCTTCGCCAAACTGGAGGAGAGAATCAATGCGTGTATAGAGGATATCGCCGACGATCGTCTGGGTGATGTCGGTATTGATGAGTGTAATGCCCATGAGGATGGGAAGCTGGCCAAAACGGTTCTTTCCCTTGCATCGGTGGATGTGTTCCTTCATCAGATGCGAGACATGGATCTGGTACTTACGGCATCCGGATTCGGTGTGGTTTCAACCCAGAATACGGCTCCTGCATCGAAGATGCGTGTGGATGCCTTAGACGGTGAGATGCGCGTGGAGTTGCTCAGACTCAATGATGAGCTGTTGGAGCTGTGCTTCAAACTCGAAGGATGGTACCAGCAGGGACTGGAAGTTATAGACACACTGTTCTGCTTCTTTAAGCTATTGAAGACTTTTGGAGGGTTTCAGGCACCACTGGCAAAGGATTGGCAGGATGCCCAGACAGTTATACTCTCAACAGACCGCTGGCTGAGGGAGAAAATATCTGATGAGTATATGGATGAGCTCGTCGGGCAGATGGCAACGAACTCGTTGACAGCTCCCAACAAAGGCATTGTCCGTCAGATACGTCGTATCATCGGCGTGGCCTTGCAGGGTAACAACCAGGCTGTAACCGAATACTACCGTCGGCTGATGAACACGCTAGAAGGTGACCTTGACACCTACAATACCTATGCTGGTAGTCTGGCTTTCGAGACAAACCACTTCAAGCCCTATGAGAACACAGAAGACTCTGGCGCCTTCCATTTCGTCGGATAGGGTGCTGCACCTGCACTGTCCTGCCACCTGGGGTGAACTCTCCGGCAGGCAGCTCAGATATGTGCTCACGCTCATTGGAAGTAATATGTACAATGACGTGGAGATTCGCACGCTCATGCTAATACGGTTCTGCGAAATCAACGTCATAAAGAAACATACTGAAGGGTTCTGGTCTTGTTCTGTAGTCCTTGACAACGGAAAGACTCACTTCTTCGACCTGCAGACATGGCAGATACAGGATATGATCGGGCAGCTGGAGTTTGTTAATCGTCCGGAGGATATGGATGTGAGGCTGGAGAGCATTCAGGGATTCCAGGCGGTGGACAGACTCCTGCACGGTCTCCCCTTCATCGACTACCTGAATCTGGAGGTCTGCTATCAGGGTTTCCTCAGGACAAAGGGCAGTGACCGTGTAGAGGCGATGGCAAAGATTCTCTACCGTGATAAGGACGGTAACCTGCCTGACCGCATCTCTCTCGATATCGCAGAGCAGACAGGCACACTGTTCTGGTTCTTCAACATCAAGAAAGAGTTCGCACGTGCCTTCCCGAACTTCTTCCGTCCCGTCAATACGGTGGGCGGAGGCAACTATAGCATCCTCGATGCCATCAACGCCCAGCTGAGGGCGCTCACCGATGGGGACGTGACCAAGGAGAATACTGTTAAACAACTGGACTGCTGGCGTTGCCTGACAGAGCTTGACGCTAAGGCTCGCGAAGCAGAGGAATTCAAACGGAAATATGGAAATAAATAAAGACACCTTCGATGCGATTACCTATCTTAAAGACTTGGCTTCTAAGAACAGAATGGCCAAGAATAACGGTTTCTTCATATCCAACTGCTCAGGACCTGACGGACTTGATCAGGTTATGGCCGAATATCGTGACTACGCTAACTTCATACTCATCGACGACACGACAGATGGTAATACTTTTGGTGCGAAACCAGGCTGGTTTGACCGCAAGGTATATGCCGTATACATTATCGTCGGCTATGACCTTGGCAACGAAGCCATGTACAAAGAGAAACTGGAGCTGGCGCGTACGATCTTCAAACAGCTGCTGTCGCGTATCATTCGTGACAAGGCGTCGATGGCCTTTGGCAAGGCACTCATGTACCTGAATCTGGAAACGGTGTTCAGTCATGAGTATGGCCGCTACTCCTTCAATGGTGCAACGGGGTTGTTCTTCCAAATTCAGAACAACGAGCCGCTGAACCTGGTGTTTGACCCTGATGAGTGGGAGGAGTAAGCCATGGGATACATGAAGAACCTCGCCATAGAGCGAAGGGAGTCTGGAAGAAACAGGCGTAGCGGGCACAGCCGTAAGCCTTTCGTCTCTCACCAAGAACGTGACCGTTATCTGAAAGAGTGGAAGGATAACATGATAACGTACTGGCGTGAGCGTATAGATAAACTCCGTGTCGTGGATACCGGCAACCTACGCTCTCAAATAGAAGGTGCGTTGTTGCTGCAGGGTGCAAACGCCGTTATAACTCACTCTTTCCCTGCCTACGGAAAATATGCTGATGACGGAACAGGCCGTGAGTTCAACAATGATGGGTACACCGACAGCCTTGGCAGACATTATTCTTCCAGCCGTGGCGTCAATGTATGGGGCGATGGTCAGCTGCCGTTCCTCCTGCCTGGTGGTGAGGAATACCGTAGGGAACATGGCCTTGACAAACCAAAGAAGGTAGGTCCGGCATGGGGTGGACGTGTGGCTGGTGGTCATCCTAGACAGCCAAAACCTTGGTTCTGGTCTAAGTACTATGCTTCACGTATGGTTCTCAACGAGTTAGAACAGGAGTATTTCGGACAGCAGTACATGGGTATGTTCACGACGGCCCTCGATGAGGTGTTCAGACGCACGAGGGTTATGCTGTAGTTTTAGCATGCTGCTAGGGGTGTTATCTTTGCATAAAATTCTGATTCATGATAATAGACGAGGATTACAATATACTAGAAGAGTCATTCAGGGCAATCCGTGATGAGCGACGCGTTGCAGCCAATACTGCAAAGCGCATCGGTACGGCTTTTCTGGATCTGCTTCGCATGACTCGTAACGGTGTATTCGATGAGATCATCTTCGAAAGAGTCCTCAATAAACCTAAGTTCCTTGAAGGTCTTATCTCTCTTGGTACCATCATCCTCGGTGATTATGCTTCTGGTCTGCAGGGTGGCATCATCACGCCTGAAGGAGCTGCTGAGCTGAAGGATCTCTGGGTTCGTGAACATGCCAGGCTGGGTGACGGCTCGAAGTATCATGATGAAGCGGGTAGGGTGATTCCTGCCCTGGAAGTGCAGGGTGATTCCACCTTCACAGGAAATCTTTCATCTCCTGATTTCGTGTCTGCCTTCTTCGGTGGCCTCGGATGGGCAATACAGAAGAAGGAGGTGGTGAATGCTGCCGGTGTCGTGGAGTACAAGTATCACCTCGAGATCGACGATGCTACTATTCGTGGCACCCTGCGCGTGTTCGAGCAAATCGTGTCTCAGCTGATGGGCGAGAATGCCAACCGTTACTTCTCCGATATGATGGAGGTGGACCACTACGACAGCAAATCTGGCCGTGTCTATCTGAAGACGAAAGGCGGTAAGCTGTACAATCCCTTCAGGACTGGTGATATTGTCCGTGTCCAACAGTACAACGATGATCCGTCGAAGTCTAACGACTGGTATGTAACGAAAGCCTACGAGCTGCGTATCACAGCTGCTGGTCTCGGTGACAAGAACGATGAAGACCGTTTGGACTGGGTGGAGTTTGAGAACTTCTCTACCACCATGGAGAACGGCACGGCTGAAAGTCTCATCCTGGAGAATGATACGTTTGTTCGTTGGGACAACGATATCGATCCCAAGAGAAAAGGTCTGATTAGTATCATGGCCATTGGCGAGAATACTCCTTACATGGATATCCTCTATGGTCAGAAGACGGATCCTCAGCACGCCCTGAAAGGACGTATCGGAAATCTGGATGGCATCCACACCCAGCTGTTCGGATGGCTGGAGGGCTTTGGCGCTTATATCAACAACCTGTATGGCGTCGGCAAGTTCTTCAACTTCCAGACGGGCGAGAGCCTGACGGCATCCATGCAGATGACCAGGGAACTGTTCAAGCGTGTCTATACCGAGACGATATACAATATCAGCGAGGATGACAACTTCATCGAGAATGGTTTCTTTCAGCATGGTCTTGAAGGCTGGAATAAGTGTGCCATTGATGGTTCTGCTGCTCCTGGCGACACGAACACGGAGATGCTTGGCATCAATGAAGGGAATGGCGCAGAACCTATCCTGATCAATGGCGCCCCTCTGTCTGTTAACAGCAAGCTGACTGCCAATGTGGAAGATATGGACGGCTGCCGTGTGCTGCATCTCTATGGTATGGGCGTGTCACAGGATTTCTCTCTTATCAAGGCCAACGGCACCCATGAGGTGATGGATTCCTCTGACTCTTTCAGCTACACTACTCACCATGAGCCCGACAAGCTGTATATGGGTGTCAGGATCCTTCCTGTTACGGCAGGGCATTTGTCAGTTAGATTCCTGAATTCAAATGGCGTTTACTCAGGATGGGAGCGTGATATTGACAACGCTTTCGACTGGAAACTTTACCAGGCCACTGACAACAGTGATCTTCCTTGGACTTATACAGGAATCGGCAAACTGGTAGTCAGCTATACGGGTGAGTGTTATATACGATTCGTTGCTCTCACTACTAATGCGGTGGCAAACACCTGGGAACAGTATTCTACAAAGTTCGAGCAGAACGCACGGCATATCACCATCAGCGCCGGCAAGCAGGCTTCCGACCTGACTGAGGCCGTGGCTAGCATCAATATCAAGTTTGACAATATCACGCAGACTGTCACAGACAACAAGACGGCAGCCGATAGGGCACTTGAAAACCTGACCGCTAATCTAAATGCTGAAGTCGGTGCTAGGCAGAGCTTAGAGACAACCTGGTATGCAACATGGGTGTACCAAAATAGGAACCTGCTGGCTCTGATGGCTGGCCAGTTCAATAACGATGGTACCATCAAGGGGTATTCAGCCCTGCAGGTCCAGGTCAGCAATATTGGCACTACCGTCACGGACAACAAGACGGCAGCAGACAATGCCATAACCAATATCAATAGCAGTCTTGGTAGTCTGTGGGATTATGCCGGTGCCATCGACCGTGAGCAGGGTAACAGTGCCACTTGGATTAGCCAGAACAAAAACAAGTGGGAGGCAGTGGCCGCTTCCTTCGACGGCAGCGGTAATGTCACCGCTGCTGGAAAGGTGGGCTTGTACGTCACCAACAAACTCAGTACATTCACCGTCGATGCTGATAAGATCAATTTCAAGACAGGAAATTTCTCAATCAAAAACAAAAACGGTGATACCACATTGGCTCTTGATTCTGACGGAAATCTTACTATTTCAGGTACTATTAATGGCGGGAGCATCACTGGCAATATAGGTATCGGTTCTGGAACGAATAAGTTGTATATAGAGCCAACTGATCTGGGTGCAAGGCTTGTTGGTAAGGCGGGCAACACGGAAGTTCTGAATTTAGGTTTCTGGACAGTCGGTGGTGAAACAAGATGTGGACTTAGATATTCTTATGATGCTTATTATGAAAAAGACTATTTCAAAATAAGTGGCAATGGAGGCAATATAACGGGGTATTGTAATGATGGCATAAGAATCTCACACCAGGATAGTTATGGTACAGTATCATTCGGATTAAGTTCTGCACACAAGGTCTATATTGGCGCAAGTTCAGCTGCAATGTGGATATATGGAAGAAACAATGTGTCGGTAGGACAGGTTTTTGTAGGTGATGACGAAATACTTAGAGTTAGAACAAATTAAACATGAAACCAAAGAAGATCTACAGTAAATTCATTCCCGCCAAGGGATACATCTCCATCCTTATCCTTTTCTGGATGGTGACAAGGGAAGAGTATCGCAACAAACTCCCGTGGTTCGCAGAGATTCATGAGGGGATTCATCTGCAACAGTTAATTGAAATGATGCTGCCTGGTGTTGGCATCTTCATGCTGATGCTGAAAGAAGGCTGTGGCTGGTGGTCAGTTTTATCGCTCTTCCTGTTCTATTTATGGTATGTGGCTGAGTTCGCCGTGAAATTTCTGCTTACCATGTCATGGAGAAAGGCATATATGTCCATCTCGTTAGAGCAGGAGGCTTACAGTTACCATCTTGAGAAGAATTATCTGGAGAGAAGGCCAGCCTTCTGTTGGATAAAGTATATTTTCAAACTCAACAATAATTACGTATGAAGAAGAAAGATATTAAAGATCAGGTGATGGTATATGACTTTACCAAGTGCCAGGAGGAAGTAAGTATCGGAGTGTTCGTTGAAAGCGACCTGTCGAAGACACTGGCAAACTATATCTATCAGCACACGACTGATATTGAATCTGCAGAGTTTGCCCGTGAGCTCTTCCACAAAGGAAAGGTTGAGATGAATGATCAGACGCGCAATTTAATGATCAGGAATATAGGGGATTCAGCTCTGCTGATATCGCAAAAGCAGGCTATCTTGGAAATCCTGAAGAGATAACAATTCTTAGTATTAACTTAAAAGTGAAACATTATGGCAAATTTTGATTTGGAGCTGGAAACCGGCTACTCAAAGAACCCCGTGAAGCCCATCACTCTGAGCGACGGAACAGTAGTGAGAATGGAAATCATTAATGATGGTGAGAAGAAAACCGTTAATGGAAAAGCCGAGAAAGATGGCAAGGAGGTGGGGTTGTTCCGCCTGAATCCAGACGGAAATCGCTTATTTATGCAGGTGCAGCCTCTTGACAGTGTTACCGTTGCCGTGGGTGCAGATATCATCGATGCGTTTCTGGCTGGTGTCAGATATATATTAAAAGACTAAAAAGGGAGGAAGGCGATGGACTACACTCAGAACGAGATGCTCAGGCAGATCTTCGACGAACACTGGCAGGAGTTCTGCGACTATTGGGCTGCAAAGAGCA